TTTTTAAGGGGAAGTAGTGATGGAAATTATTAAAATGCTGGGCGGGACGCTGACGTTCCGCCCCGGCAACCACCGATACGAGTGGAACAACGAGAAAGTCGACCTCAGCGTGTCAGCCGTGGCGTCGAGTTATCCTCTGGCATTCGGCGCGGCTAGCGGCTGGGCCGCAAAAGTTATTCGCGAGGAGCTTCTGCGATCCAACGGCCCCGGCGATGACAGGTTGGCGTGGGCCAAAGACGTTTGCAAAGCGCCATATAGAGCCACCAAGTCCGCCGGACATGTCGGCACCGAGGTTCATCGCTATGTTGAAGATCTTGCCCACGGCCTGAATCCTGAGCTATCGAACGACGAGGACATTGCCAAATGTCAAACCGGCATCGGCGAATGGTTTGCGTCCAATATTGCGGAGGTTATCGATATTGAGCGCCGACTCTATTCGCTGCGCTGGCAGGTGGCCGGAACGTGCGACATGGTGGCCCGTTTAAACGATGGGAAAACGTACGTTTTGGACTGGAAAGGAGTCACCGATCTCAGCGCCAGCATCAAAGCGGGCCACATCGGCCAATTAACGGCCTACCGACATATGCTGGGCGAAACGGGCGAGCAGATTGACGGTTGCCTGCTGGTGCGGTTTTCCCGCGCTACCGGCGAGGTCGAGGCGACGCTGCTTCGCGATCACGATGCCAATGTCGCGGCGTTCGCGGCGGCGCTGCATCTGGCCCGCTATGCGGCTCAAACAGAAATCTTTGGCGCGGTTGTTTCTTAGCCTCTCAACCGTGCCGGTGCGGGGGTCCGGCCAAGCCCCCGCGCCACCTTTTTCCGGCCAATCAGGAGACAATTAAATAATGGCGGCAAACATCATCACGATGGACGTTGAGCGCATCGATCAGGGGCAGGGCAACGCCCCCGGTACGATCACCGGCATCGACGTAGACTCCGGCGAGCGAGTTTCTCTGAAGGGTTGGGCGGATACGCTTGCTGACTTCCGACCGGGCAAAACTTTCCAGTTCCAGTGGTATCTCGGCAAGGAATATCGCGGCGAACAGGACATGCTTGTGTCCAAACGCGGCGATGTTAAGGAAATTTTCGGCGCTGTCGCCTCGCTCGACAAATCAAATGGGTCTCAGAGCCCCTCAGACGACCTCCCACCGGCCTTCTACGAAAAGAAGGCACCTGTGCCCCCCGCGCCCCCTATACCCGCTCCAACGACGCCACAGGGCGTTATGACGGGATCCCCCACGATCAAAGATCGCACGATTACTTGCTTGGCGGTGATGAAATCAGTCATTGAATCGGGCGGCACCGAGGCCGATTTCGACCGCTGGATGGCTAAGCTCGACGCCACGGTGTCCAGAAGATGATTCCGTTTTTCCATCTCACGATCCAGGGGACGCCCGTCGCGAAGGGGCGTCCCAGAGTGGCACAGAGCGGGCACGTTTACACGCCGGAGAAAACGCGCAACTACGAGCAGCGAATTAGAGAGATGACGGCCATTACGATGGCCGGTAGGTCGGCAACCAAGAGCGCGGTTATCGTTCATGTCGCGGCGATCTTTGAGCCCCCGCCAAGCGCCCCGCGCACCCGGAAAGCGGCGCTCTTGAAGAGCGGCACGCACGCGATCAAACCGGACCTCGACAATGTCGTGAAGGCCGCGATGGACGGGATCTGCTTTGAAAATGGTGCGATCCGCGACGACAAGCAAGTCATTGAGTTATGCGCGTTTAAGCAGTACGGCGAGAACGCTTGCTTGATGCTCGACGTTTTCGAGGCCGAGAGCGTCGTGGAGCGATTCTCGAATCGCTGGCGAGCCTGGGAAAGCGGCGATGTTGCGGTGAGTCCCATATGAGATACGGGGCGATTCTGGCAGATCCGCCGTGGGACTTTCGGGTCTGGTCCGACAAGGGAAAGGGGCGCTCACCCAGCTACCCAACAATGGTGTTCGAGAGTCTATTTTCGCTGCCGGTCGCGGAGAAAGCGGCCCCAGACGCCGCCCTGTTTCTTTGGACGGTCGATTCCCATCTCCAGACGGCGCTCACATTGATAGATGCCTGGGGATTTATCTACAAAACCATAGCGTTCATATGGGTCAAGCCCTCCATCGGCATGGGATACTGGTCACGCAAGGAAGCGGAAGTGTGCCTGCTGGCGACGCGGGGGAAGCCAAAGCGTTTACACGCTGACGTGCGGCAGGTGATCTCTGCGCCACGGCGGGAGCATTCGCGAAAGCCTGATCAGATTTATGCGAGCATCGAACGCCTTGTGGGCGGTCCATATCTGGAGATGTTTGCCCGCCAACGATGGCCGGGATGGGATCAATACGGCGATCAGGTCGATAAATTCGAGGTAGCGGAGTGAAGGACGAACAGATCAGCCGACTCGCCCCGAGCTACGATGGGTCGATAAAGGCGCGCTGTCCCCAGTGCAGTGCCAAGCGGAAGAAAAAAACCGATACGCCTTTGTCGATAACGCGCCAAGGGTCAGAAGTCGTTTGGTACTGTCACCATTGTCAGTTTAAGGGATTCTACGATGAGGCTAGACGCTCGTACGATTCAGTGGGCAGCGCGAAGAAAAATCAGCGCCGAAACCCTGCGCGCGATGAACGCTGGCGGCGATCTCATACTGTTTGGTGATCGCAAACTCCCGGCCATAACTTTCAACTATCTTGATGCTTCAGGCGAAACCGTCAACTGGAAGGCGCGGCCGCTTACCCAAAAAGACTACCGCCAGAAACCCGGTGGAACTCAGCAATTCTTCAATCAAGCAGCGGTGCTTAATGGGCCTTTGGAAGAGGTCTATGTCACTGAAGGCGAAATGGACGCGCTTGCGCTGGTCGAGGCGGGAGTCCCCGCCCATTCCGTTCTCAGCGTGGTTGGCGGCGCACCGGCCAAGGCTACAGAAGACGCTCCCAGCGCCAAGCGTTACGAATATATCGGGGCGGCCTTGGCGGCTGGGCTGGACCGCTGCCCAAGGTTCATCTTGGTAACCGATAGCGATAGTCCAGGGCGGCATTTGCGCGCCGATTTAGCCTCCATCCTGGGGGCTGTTAAATGCCACTGGGTGGATTTCCCCGACACGATCAAAGACGCCAACGACTTGCTGGTGGCGTGGGACGCAGAAAGACTCCATGCCTATTTACGCGCAGAGGTTCAGGAGTTTCCAATCCAGGGCGTCTACCGCCTTTCCCAGATTCCCGAGCCACCGGCCCTGGTTCTTTGGCGACCGGGATGGGCAGAATTCGAAAGCCGAATACATCTATCGCCAACCTGTCTCAGTGTATTATCGGGCTGGCCCGGTCACGGGAAAAGCCATCTCAGCCAGCAGCTATGGGCTCAGATCGTCCGGCAGTACGACATAAAAGTCGCGCTGATGAGCATGGAGACTCGCGAAAAACCGTTCGTCAGAAGAAACCTCAGAAGCGCCTATCACGGCAAACTAGAAACGGCGATGACCGATTCGGAGAAGGATCAGGCAGATGCCTGGATCGAGGATCATTTCCTGTTTTTGCACCATGAGAGGAACTCCCCCGAATGGGGATGGATCATGGAAACAGTCAACGACTGCCATGCTCGCTTTGGCGTCTCGGCTGTCAGCATAGATCCATTCAACATGATCATTCCAACCTTTGACCGGCGACGCCAGACCGAGACGGAATGGATTGGCAGATGTCTGGACGACTGCACCTATCTATCGAAAGCGTGTAATTTGCACCTTCAAATCATCGCCCACCCGGCCAAGCCAATCGGGGCCGGGGTTAGAGATCCGATCACATATTCAAGCATCGCGGGCTCGCAGCACTGGGCCAATAAGAGCGATCAGATTCTGTCCATCCATCGCAATGCCTTTCAAGACGATGACGGGACCAGAAACACCGAGGCTCGCCTGATCGTTCACAAATCCCGCTACGAAGAGCTTGGCTATCCCTGTGAAATCGCCATGAAGCTCGCTTTGGATACTGGCTGCTTCCGCTGCACGGAATACGATACGGGCGGTTGGCGGGGGCGCGTTTAGTGGCCCAGAAAATGGAGATTCTTCAGGGCGCTGCCGAAGCGGTCCAGAACCGCCACGGTAGACACGGGGACTATCGGGCCTGCCATCGGCGCATCGCTGATCTCTGGAGCGCCTATCTTGGAAAGCCGGTCACGTCTACCGATGTGGCCCGCATGATGATCTTGCTGAAGGTCGCGCGCTCCCAAGTGGGGGACGAGTCAGATCCCGATCACGCGACCGATATCGCCGGGTACGCGGATCTTCTACAGAAGTTGGCAAGCTAACCAACCATTAGCTTACTAACCATTAGAGGCCAAAATCAAAAAAAAGCGATTTCTTTGCTTTTTTGAAAAAAAGATTCTTTGCAATTTCAAAGAGTTATTTTTGGGATCGCCCCGAAACCTATGGAATCCGGGGGGTTCAGCCGATTCCGAGAATCGGGGATGATATACTCTTAGTGTTAATTGCTCTTTGACATTGTGAATCAGGTTAGCGCTCTCGCGCACAAAGGAGTGTGCGATGAAACTAAAACTAAGAGCCATCAAAGATGGTGCCGACAAGAATACATTTTGCGGCCCATCCGTAGTCTCGGCCCTTGCCGGTATAACGACAGGTGAGGCCGCAAGGCTCATCCGAAAGAACACGGGTCGCCGGAGGATTACCGGAACCCACTGGAGTGAAATTTTGGATGCCTTGCGCTCGTGCAATATCAAAGCTACGCCGTATAGCGCTTGTGATGACGACGGACATCGTGTGTCGTTAAGCAGGCGCGCAGGGCCAACTTTGGCACGATGGCTGAGGCTGTCAAAAAAGGACAGAACCTCGGATCGTGTGTTTCTTGTAAGCGCCGGATACCACTGGCAACTAATCAGTGGACGACGTTACACATGCGGACGGATACGAGAGATTGTATCTATCAAGGACAAGCGTGTGAAGCGCAGGGCGCGGGTTGTTGGGGTTTGGGAATTAACTTCTGATAACGTAAGAAAACCAGAGGTTGATATATCGAAGCCGAAAGACCCATACGCCAGTTCTCGTGCAGAAGCGCACAGGTTTGCGAAAAGATTGGGTTGCAGTATTGAGGTAGAGCGCCTCGACGGCTACAGAACCATCTGGATAGACGGACCCGACAGCCTGCCGCCTCAAGAGGACTTTGAGGGCAGTTATGCAAGCTATGATTGGGACGAAGCGCTCTGGCGTCTCAGGGAGTACGAATATTTGTTGAAGGAAAGAGAAAAGGCCGCTGGGGAAACAGCGACCTCTTCATAGCTAAAACTTAACCATGCGAGAGGCTAGCCTGATCCGAACCCAAAAGGAAGCCCGCCCTTGTCGGGGCGGGCCTAAGTTCGTCATAGGGAGGTACTACACGGGGATATCTTATCACTGTTCCCGGCGGACTCCAGACTTATCAATCCGCAACCGTTCCCGGCGGTTTGTTTCACGTGAAACATAGGAAACGTGGACCCAACCGCTGGCGGGCTCGCCGCTGTAGAACTCCAAGATTAGCTGATCGAATTCCACGCTCTGCCCGATCCAGTGATAAAGATCGAGATTGTCTACGCCAGGGATCTCGATATCAGCAGCTTGACCCTTGGTGTGCTGACTGGTGTTTTTGCCGCCGATTGCTTTGTTGACTTCCGGGGCGCGGAAGGCGCTGCTGACGATAACGGGGCGGTTCCAGTATTTGCGGATTGGCTCCAAGACGTACTCGCACAGATCAACCATAGCCTCAAGCTGATCGCCATCTGGATTGTTATCGAGACCTTTCCGCAACGCGGTCTGGCTTTTAATCATCTCGTCGAGGGAGAAGTGGGGCGATAGTTTCATTTCTTGATCGCCGCTCGCGCTTTACCCATCGCACGATTGCCAAACCAGAACGACATGATGGCGGCAAATAATGCCTGGGTTTCTCCGTCCCAAGAAACTTCCAGGGCTGTCGTCCAATCGACGCCTTGCATAAATATCAGCGAGTAAACCATGCCTGCCTTGACGGCCAGGAACGCCAGCATGAACAAATAAGTGATGACGGGCCGGACGCTGGCTTGAAGGCCCACCACCCAGCCGCCCTTTGCAGCAAGTGCAGTGTCGTGGGCGTATAGCCCTTTGGTTTCGGCTATGTCGGCTTCGGCGTCTAATTCTTGGAGCTTGAGGGTGGATAGCTGGGCGGCGTACTGGGCCTTTGCCTCCAGCATCTTGAGTTCTTGTTTATTCGCTTGGCCTTGTTTGAAAAAGCCAAGAATCTCGGGAACGATACTCGTTCCAAATCCCAGCAGACTGCCAAGCAGGGTGAGGATTTACTTGCCCTTTTTGCGCGACACCAAAGCATCTGCGCCGAAGAATCCCATAATCACGCCCGCAAGCGAGATATAGATCATCTCTGCCGCTGGCACTTGCGCGGCCCGTTCCGGCCAGACGAAGCTGGCTGCGATAGTCACCAGAATCGCAAGCATGGCGATGTATGCCAAGCGACGGCGGTTTTGTTGCCACGCCAGTTTATCGGGTACGCCAATGTCATCGGGCATCACTTCAGCTTTCGCAGCGTCTTGGCCAGATTCGCCCGCCGCTTAGTGGTCGAACTGAATTTAGACCCAGGCTTTGTCACCAAGCTCGCGAACTGATTAGTCGTCAGATTCTTGCCCTTATGGGTTTGATTGTAACGGTCGCGCTGGCGTGTAAACGCTCCCGGCTTCTTGATCGCCCCCTTTATCCAGTTCTTGTTTGCCATCAGAACGATCCTAGAGATGAGAACATGGAGCCGTTGCCGGTGACTCCGTTGGATTCTCCGAACGCTGCCGCGGCCTCGTTGATGTTGGTGTGGTCACCACCAGCACCGTCCCACAGCACCTCGTCCCATGCCGCAACCCCCCACGTCGCACCAAGGGCGGCATTGAAATAGTTCATCAGGCGTTCGTTGATCGTGCCGGTGGTAAACCCGTTATCCGCCGCCATCGCCAACCAGTCGCCATTGACGTCTAGCGCGGTCCCGGTGGCCGTGCGGCACGTTGCTTGGCGCGCCTCTTGGTTGGTGGTCACGGTGTAAACGTCCCCATCGAACTAAAATTGTCTGCGCTCTGGTTTGCTGCCAGCGCTTGCTTTGCGTCGTTGATGTTGGTGTAGGACGTGGACAGCAGGGTGTTGATATAACTCAACATCCGTTCGTTGTACTCGCCTGCCGGGGCGGATCTTTCCGTGAACAGCGCCAGCCAGTCCTCATCGTGCGTCCCCGTGGTCGAGGTAACCGCCCGAATTGATATCTGCCGTAACTCCTGAGTAGTGGCCATAGGACTACGCCTTGCGGAGCTTCATCCCGAAGGTGCCGGGCTTGTCCGCGCCACGCTTGACGCTGCGGCCCTTCGAGCGGAACCCTAGCTCGTTACCAGCGCGGATATCCAATCCTCCAGGCCAGTTCTCGGCTTTCTGGATGCCCTTGTAGGCCCCCATTTGTCCTTTGGTCATCGGACCGGGGAATCCCTTACGTGCCTTCATCGTCGTCCTCCTTTTCGGACAGAATGATGTTCATCGAAAAACTACGCCGTTCGCCAGCCGATTTAAACGGGTAGACCGTATGATACATATCGGCGGGGAATATAAAAAAGTCACTGGGTTTCGGCCTGACCATAAAACTGGCACGATTCAGGAACGTGGGACTGCCGTGCATGAACTCGACATGGCCGTATGCCGGATAATGATCTTGATCGTCTTCGTTCCATTCCTCTTCAATGCCGTCCGGCATCTTCAGGTAACCGATGCAGGATAATTCGGCGTTAGTGTGGAGATGGATCGGATTGAAGTCCCCCGGCCCCTGACGCACGTACCACGCGCTGTGGATGGTCACTTGCGGCCTGACATCGTCTGCTATCGGACGGCAGTAGCGCGACGCATAGTTCGACACATATCGTAGCGCCGCGTTGGTGAAGAACTTTTTGTGCGGTTCCAGCACCTCAGTGGGAATCAGGCGTTCTTCATCGACCTTGCCGACCAAACGACTTGACCAATCTTGGCCATCCGTTCCGCCGTCGATATCGTCATTGAACGCCTTGACGACTTCGTCCGGCATGGTCGCATGACCTACCGCTGGCCCGAATGGACGCAGACATACGAGGTCATCGGAAGATTCGATGATCGGCGTCTCGTGGTAAACCAGATGCTCCAGATTAATCACTATTCGTCCCCATTAATGTCGCCAACATCGCGCAGCACTTGCATTGCTTCGTCGTACTTTTCTTTTCGAGTCTGATCATATGCAACTCGTGCGATTCCTATCTTAACCGCTATCGCGTCCTGAAATCTGTAGATATTGCGCTCTAACACCCGGATTCTATCAACCTGCTGGATTTGAATTATCTGTAGTTTTTTAAGACTTGTCTGAAGATCTCGATCATGCGTCTCCATGTCCGATCTTAAATCTTTCAGGATATACTGAAGCAGCCGCCAAAGCAGAAACCCCATCGCACCAGAATGCGCGGCTGGAATCCCAACTGCCTCGACTAGCTTGGTGAGTTGGGTAACTGTCATCACAGATCATCGGAACATCAATGCCACTAGAAGTGCAATCGTGAATGTGGCGGAAGATATCAAGATTCTCTCCAGTCGGGCCAGCCGCGCATTCTGGGCCTTGCCCTCCATCGAACACGAGGCGGTATGCTTGGTTACGATCAACAGAAGATCGTCAATTCGCAGATGCGCCGACTTAGAATCGCGCCTGGAAGAATCATCGGTCATGCGTTTGAGGCGCTATCGGAACTGTCTGCGCTAACATCTCGCTGTCATTTCCAAAGGCCACGATGCAAGAAATCGCCCCTGGATTTGTCGATATCACCGTCCATTTATTTGTCGTTGGATGCACAAGCAGCATCACTAAGTTGGCCATGGATACCCCCCGCCACCGTAACTTCTCTCCCTGGCTATTCAGAGCCGTGATTAAATACTGGGACGGCATACATTGCATCGCGGCAGTTGCGGGATGCACCGCTAACAAGCAAAAGATGGCGGCAAAACAGCACCACTTTATCAAGGTTTGCTTGGCCAATTGAGGGCTAGCTGGCCTGAGAAGCTTCGTAAGCCGCAACGACTTCTGCCGTCCATGCTGCGCCTGCAATCGCCTGAACGACGGCTGACTCGCCGGAAACATCGTCGCCCGGACTCAAGACGCGCCGATGCCAATTTCCGCGACTTTCAATTTGATCATTCGCGTCGTCAACAATCTGATCGTCTTCGCGAATTTGAATGCAAGAGAACTCGCCGACGACCTCGATTTTGTCGGCCACTCTTCGTTTCACCAACGCCATAGATCTAACCCTTTCTCTAAACGTAGTATGTGCCGTTAATTGAAAATGATTTTCCTGCTCCGCCGTCGTTCAGGCTTGTCTGGGTTAAGTACCCCAGAGTGGCGCTGGTAGTTGCCGGAGCGACATAAAAAAGAACAGCAGCCGACCCAGCGGAAGCAAACGCTAAAATACCAATGTCTCCATCAACACGGTCGCCGGTAGTCCACGTTATCGGACAATTGTGCGTTCCGTTCACCGTAAATGGCAATCCGCTTATAGCAACCTGACCAGTTCCAGATAAAGAATCGTCCATCGCGCAATACGTTGTGATTACTACTTGGTTTCCAATTTTTGTGTATTTTCCAGTCGGGGTTCCGGCAGTATTGTCGGTTCCAGACTCGCCTCCCAAGCGAATTACGGGAGTCCAAGAACCCTCTTCATAGTCGTCCAGTAAATTCGCCGCTGTGGCAGCGGTTACGCCCAGATAGACGCCCTTGCTTGCGGTTCCAAATAGGATATTTCCTGCTGAAATTTCAACGTCTGTAGCTCCAGTAGCAACATTAACTACTGTAGTATCAGCGTCATTTTTGATAGTGATGTCGTCAGTCGATCCCTGACCAGTTAGGATCAGTCCTTCCCCAGCCGTATACCCGATTGCTGCATTGTCGCCAGCCGAAGTATCCCCATCGGCATTTATCGTGCTTCCAGTAATATCCCCAGAGACATCCGCATTAGTTCCGTCGAATGTGAAATTGGCGCTGCCAGCCAAAGAACCGGAAGAATTATACTGAACTTGGGTGTTGCTACCGCCCGGTCCCCCAGCCTCTGACGCTAGCTGTGATGTAACCTGAAAGCTGGTGCCGTCGTATACGGCGGTGATGATTTGGGCGGCTTCGATATCACCCGAAGCAATGTCCTGATCGTTTTTCTTCTTCAGCGCCTTGGTGCCAAGCGTGTTGACGTTCAGCGTTGACGCCGTAGTTGAAGCATTCGCCGCCTTGAACGTAATCGCCTGACCGGCGGCGTAAGCCGTTATGGCCGGACTCAAGGCTATGACGTAGGCATTGGCCGTACCGGTATCCGTCGCCTGGAAAGCCGGAGCATTGCTCTGGAGCTGATTAACCGTGGCCGCATCGGTCTTGGCCGTGCCGTCCGCGACCAGCGTTATGCGGTTGCTGCCAATATCGAGATTGCCGGTCGCGGCGTTAGAGCCGCTCTTCTCCAGCGTGGCGTTGATGCCATCGGCCAGATCCTGATCGTGGGTATCGTGGCGCGTTGCGAGGATCTTTGTCCCAGCGTCGCGGTCCTGCACCCACAGGGTTGATCCCGTGTGAACGCCGTTGGTCCGTGTGAAACTTCCGCCACTCCAGGGCATTATTCAGTCTCCTCGTCGGTTGCGCTACGCAATCCAGCCGCTAAAAGAAAAGCGTTTATTTGCCGTTGCAGGGCTTCCTCTGCGCGAACCCCCACCGGCATTTCTAATAATTTTGCCATAAACTTCGGGTTGAACATCGCCTCAACCATGACGGACTTCACTCTAAAACGAGGAACCTTGATTAGCCGCCTTTGCGCCTCTTTCGAGCCAGCGTGAGCCACCACAAGCCCAGCCCCGCTTGCTTGGGAAAGCCCACTGATTCCGCCAACATTCGCACCCAAAATTCGCGTGAGCAACTCAAACATGGCGTCTTCAGTTTCCAAAACGTCACTCAACGCGCCGGGGGTCTTAACCGCGTTTTCAAAGTTATCTAATTTAGCCAGTAAAACATCAAAATTTTCGTTCTGTTGCGGAGTAATTAGCCTTTCCCGCACTAATGTTTCTCGCAAAGTCGGTATCGGCGCGCCTTCTGGAAGCGCGCTCGACGGCATCGCTGGGGCATTCAAAACTTCATTAAGCGCTCGGGAAGATAACATTTTCCCAGAAGTTGAAGCGTCTAGTATCTTTTGAAACAAAGAATACCGCAATCCGTCAAGAGCCTTTCCGCTTCGGTCCCGTCGCGCTATCTTAATCAAACGGTGAAATTCTTCGACCTTGTTAGGCGCAACCAGCGCCCTCTCTATCAATTTATCAATATCTCCCTTGGCAACCTTGGACGTAAAACTTTTGATTTTGGCAAAGCCCTTGGTAGCTTTCGCTGCTTTTTGCACATTTTGCGCTATGGTCGCCGCCGCCGCTGTGTCAGCAAATTGCGCCTCTATCCCCAATTCTTTTATGACGTTATCGTTTCTCTTAATGAAATTAGTCAAAGCAGTTGGGTTAATGCCTTCATCGGCATATCCCGCCGTTTCCGCCGCCAATCGACGTAGGAAATCTTCTTGCAACTGGCGCATTTCTTGACCGCCCGGTGCCCCTAGTGGCGGCTCTGGGAAGCCAGCCGCTTCTCGTAACTGACGATAGCTCACCGCTCCTTTCTCGCGCGGCGACAGCGCGATTCTTAAAGTTTCCGAAGGGTCAATGCCCCCCGCTGCGGTACGGCGCAGTATTTTTCGAGGCATCCCCTGCTTAAATACTTTGTTCAGATTTCTAGAAAAATCTATCGCAGAAGTCGCAGCACTTGAATCCATAACAACCAAATCATCAGTTATGCCATCAATGACGTTATTTAGCCGTCGAGCATAATCATCTGGCATGTCTCCCTCGCGTTGAGCCCGGCGAATCCGACTCCGCAAACGCAACAACTCGCCAGATGTTATGGGCTTTTTGGGATTCTTTTGTTTGGAGCGTTTTAATATGCTTTTTATTGATTTATGAGTAATGGAATCAAGAACCTCTCCCGGCAATAAATCATCGGTTTGAACTTGGTAGGCATCAAGCGTGTTGTTCGCCCTTATGGTCTTAGTTCTGTTAATTGCCTCCCATAACTCATCTTCCGTATCCCTGGCTGCTTTTTTGGCTCGCTCTAAAATATCTCTTGCCGCCCTGCTTAGTTCTGCGGCATCTGATCTTGAGGTCGTTTTATCCGCCGCTGCCGCCAACAACTCATCCGCTCTAGCAACTCGTCTATTTAATGATTCGTTCAAAAAGTTTATACGCTGCTGCGCGGCTTCCTTGATTGCTTGTGGATCTCCTTGTGCGACGATTTCATCGAACGCCTTCCTATTTGCCTCCAACGATTGCTCAAGTTGTCCCTCGTACCGGGTTTTTGAAGCTCTGTCTATTTCGATTAGATGCTTTTCTAAACTTGACAGATAGGGGCTCCCGGTTATTTGCGCGGATGTGAGTGGCCCTTCTGCTTGGCCTAATTGGCGAGCGAGGCCCTCCACATCTTCTCCAAGCATACGCGATTGGATTTCTCTCGCAGCCCTGCGCTCCGCGCCGCCGGGAAGGTACGGCTCCGCTGCTCTTACGCCACTTTTTATGACCCCAGGAAGCATCCGAGCAGCAACTACTGAAGGTAGAAAGGGCGTAGCCATTTCGCCAATCGTTCTCGCCGTAGGGTCGCCGGGGAAAAATTGCTGAGCCGCGCCCGATCCGCCAGCCGACAAAGCAGTGGCTAATCCTTCTTGGGCAGCAGTGCGTCCAGGTTTCTGTGCAGCCGCCTCGACAAGGGGCGCAAAAGTTCCCTTAGCAGTCTGTCCCGGCGCAAGTCTCAACGCTCTAAGGGGCGGCAGGGCCGCAATAGGAGCGCTCATACCAACGACCTCACCCCCTTGGGCGAAAGGCCGCTGCGGGAATGGCAAATCTTGTATATTTTGATAGCCCATTCCTAGCTGCGTAAGTCCCTTACGCAACTGAGCGGAGCCGCCTACTGGATCTTGGGTAAAAGGCGCCCCTTTATACTCCGGCCTTTCATACTTTGGAGTCATTTCTCCTCGCGGAGTCCCGCTATGATGCTCGCGGAGTCTAATTAATTGATTTAAGGCGCTTTTCCCCAGTTCATAAGGGTCAATAGAGCCCATAAGGGGAAGCTGGTTAAATAAATCTACGATACTGCCCGCAAAATTAGCCAGACCTACATTGACGCCCTTACCCACTGCGCCAGCAGCCTCTGTCGGCGTTACTGTTTGCGCCCGTTCTGCTTGGATTATTTCTTCCGATACAGTGGCCACTTCTTCATCAGATAGATCAGCAGGCAATTCATACCTACCGTATCCCTGGATTTCTATGACTTGGGTATCAGCCATTACTCACCGACCGGGGCTCGGGGGCCGGTAGGAGGGTTAAGTTTTTTTACGACTACGCCACTAGGCAATTGAAAAGAACCTCCTGTACCTACCGTGGTCTTGTTCCGACTATCCCATGCCCGGTCCATTCGCTCCAATAGAGGCAGCACAGAATTTATCGAGCTTATAACTTTTGTTGCTGCCACATGGTATGGGCTTCCGATAGGCTGGTTTGCCTTTATATTCTTGGCCTCTAGAAGCGTCCTTTTATAATCAGGGATCAAGGCTTTGATCCTGGCCATGTTTTTGGCATCGCCTAGATCAGATCCCGGCAAAACTTTATCCGCTTGCTCTATGGTAAATTTGCCCCCTTTATCTGACATCGATTTCACCAAGGGAACGCGCATTATCATGCGAAGTTGATTTAGAGCAGCCTTTGCCTTCCTCGTTTTGGGAAAGTAATCATCCAAGGTAACGAAAGACCTAAAGCTATCGACAACTGTTTTGAAAACTCCCGGTAAATCACCAGCCGAGCCCTCCCTTATCATCGAGACCAACTCTTCATCAGCAAGCACCGGTCCTACCGGGACTGCGTCTGCGGTAATCTCTGGTTTCTCAAATTCGCTTGGCCTTACCACTTGGGTTAGACTTGCAATAGCATCGCGCAAGCCAGCATTACTGATTACATCTCTTTGAGTAACTTGGTAGCGTTTACCTGCTTCGTACGTCCTGTCCCCGATAGTGAAAGTTTCATGGGGTACAAAATGGACAAATCCTACCTTTGTTTTGTCCTTTTTCTCTGGCTCATCTTTTGTAAATAGTGGATTTTCTAGTTTTTGATCCTCTAAAAATTGGGACAGAGGTATATCAACTTTTGTTCCATCTGCTCTATAAACTGTTGTAAAAGACGGCGGTTTAGGGGCATATCTGCCAGGATTTTCATCACGCTCAAGCTGTGAGACCGTAACCACTTGACTTGTCCGACGGTCGAAAACATCAACTTTTTTCTTGAGCCTCAGTTTCTCTTCATGTTGCCTCTTCTCTAGCAATTCCTCCTGGTCAACCCGCCTCTCAAAAGCCTTCTCAGGAGCTACTATCGCTTGCCATTGCTTAGCTAGAGACCAATTATTCGACCTTATTGCCTCTGAGAACCCTTTTTCGGCTGCTCTCTTAATAGCCTCTTGAGTCGCCCTGTCGCCTTTCAGCACTGCATCGTCATAAAGAATCTTATACTGGGCAAGATCAATCCCGGCTATTTGCGCGGTTTCAGCACTAACTGGATCTACTGAAACGGCCCTGCCGTCATCAAGTAGCCGAATAGTTGGCCCCCGAGGGGCCAAGGCAGTGCCGTCTGTACTAGACATAGCTGGAACAATCGGAGCCGGAACTGTCTCATAATAAGGACCGGGTCTGGCCTGCCCTGCCTGAGAAAGACTTCCGTAAATCTTTGCCCGTGCCGCCCGTTGTTTCTCTTGAATACCAGCAGCGTCTTGTCCGGCCCATCGCGCGCCCAGTGCAGCAGCCAGCCTTTGAAGATTCCCTGCCCACGGACTCGCGCCATAAGGGTTGGCGGGCAACTGATAAGGCGTTAAAGCCTGTGCCATCAGAGCCTGACGCTGTGCTTGGGCCTGTTTGATGCGCGGGTCGGCAATGAAGGAAACCATGCTAAGTCGTCCTTCCTAAGCGAGCTGCCAATAGGGTAGTTGGAATGCCAAGCGCCGCCGATTGCTGCTGCCGCTGGCCCGCATATCGGGCAAGTGCGTCCCGCTGCTGCATACCCGTAATGGCACCGAGATCGACTGGCGCTGGCCCCCCAGTCGGCGCTATGGGCGACGGTCCGGCTGCGGCAACCTGTGTAAACGGGGTTGTGCCGGTCATCAGCGCGGATAGCTCGCTCAAGGGCTGCTGACGCAATCGTATCGCTTCAGCGATTTGCCGATCCCGAGCCTCTCTGTCCAAGGCAACCTGACGCTCGCCTTCAGATATGCCCTGAGCACGACGCCGCTGGGCAATATCGTATTCACTGGTGATCTCGCCTAGCTGCTGACCGCGTCCGGCCAGAATGTTCGCCATGATGTTGCTTTGCAGCCTTTGGCCTTCAAACATCGACCGACTCGCGAGATCAGCCAGGGCATCATTTTTCTGCTGGTCGAACAGCCGCATTTCCTCGTTATAAGCGTCAGATCCTTCGGGAATGCCGGAATTGATAAGCTGCGTTCTCAATCCGCGCTGCGCTCGATCAAATTGCGGATTCAACCGGGCCATAGCCCTGTTGAAAAACTCATCGGCAGCATTGCTCGTATAAGTATTTAGATCGGCATATCCCGGCAGCGCATAAGTCGCTGCCTCGGTGGAATAGGCTGGCTGCGCGCCTACGGTAGAGTATTGAAACGAAGCCGGTTCCTCAGTCATCCCCTCGGTCGTGAATGGCGATGCCGGAACATCCCTCAGCCTCTGCTGGGCCAGTCCTTGCAGCCCCTCCTGAATACCCGCCTCACCGGCTCGTAGCCGCTCATATTCCGGCGCAAGACTGGTCGCTGCGAGATATCGATCCGGCTCAGTCTCCCGAAAGGTCGTGGTTTGATAAGGCGAAACCACATCAGGCCGCGCTAGCCTCGCACCGAGACGCGCCGCTTCTAGGTTGGCAGTATTTTGCTGCTGCCCGATAGCGCCGTAATCAACCGGCGGTGGCGGTTTGGGGGAGCTAAATAGATCCCTAATGAAGCCCATGACTTAGCTCCTTTCTCAGCAAAACAGCCGTCCTCTCGTAATTCGGAAGCACCCTTTCCCAACCCGGACGGCCTATGATCTCTACGCTAGAAAATCCCTTTTCACGGGCATACAAACAAATCGCTTTTTCCATGCCCAAGAGTTCGTCCAACTCGCCCCCTGCTAGGCCGACTCGCAGAGAACTGCCATACGAACAGGTCACCGCTATGGAACGCTCACCCTTGAACATCACAAACTCACCGCTCTCCAAACCGCTTTCAAGATCTTCACGGGTGATATCTTCGTAAGGCTCGGTCGAGGGGGCCAAGATGTCCCACATTTCATCGGATATGATCAAAACCCACCTACTCCTTGCTCAAATCGAACGTCTGTCGCCAGCCAACGCACCGACTGGGCTGATGTCTGGGTGCGAAGCCGCACGGCAGCATTCCATCCAATCTCGGATACGCTGAGCCATTCGAGTTTAGTATTTATTGGCGCGGCCCACGCCGCCGTATCCCATGCAGCGACATCCCAGGTTGCCGCATCTGATGTCCCGGTCGACGGCGTCAGCGTCGAAGTGCCGTCAGCATAGTCAACGTCAAATCCGATGCTCACAGTAAGCGCCGCATCAGACGCCATCACAGGACGAATCGCGGTATAGCGGTTCGGCCCGGTACGACCTCCGAAATAAATAAACGCCGTCTTGGCCGATGCCGCAATCGCAGTTCCGCCATCGTCTGGGCCTGAATCGGCCTTGTGAACCTTGGTATTGCCGCCGAAATAAAGATCACTGTTAAGTACGGCCCAGGTATAGGCATTCTGATCGGTAAATCTCGCCCAGGATCCCGTTTCGAGATTCACAACGTATTGATTGAAATTGCCGCCAGTGCTGGCCGGGACATTGAAAAGACCGTATCCACCGCGCGGATATAACTCGCCCTCCCAACCAAAAGTGGCAGCAAAGCTCACCACTGCTTCATTATATGTGGCGCTGATTTTGTCGGTGATCGCGAGGTTTGGCGCAGCCTCTCCGGTGCCCAGCACCTGAGTCATCGGCAACACGCCGTTCTCGGTGATCAGATAGCAATCGCTGCCAACATTCAGAATACAGCGCCGTCCAATCGGACGGCCCACGTTATAAACGCCAACCAGCGACCATTTGGTTGCGTCCGCTGGATCGGTCCCGGCGTACATCGCTATTTCGCCTTCATCGGTCCAGAACAGCGCGTTATCTTCCGGCCCTGCGCCGCCGTCCCGTGTCCACGTTCCGATAGCCTGTAGCTGACCACCACGACCAAAAACGCTGCCCAGATCGAACTCTGCAACGGTGCCCGCGACAGCGTTGACCGGCAGGAATCCGAAAGTCAGAGAGTCGTTAAATACGAAAAACAGACGTTCCTTGAATAGCGTTACATTAACGATATTCGCCGCCGTGACACCCGAGAGGGTCGGCGTGGCCCAAGCACTGCCGTTCCAATGGCGTGGGGCATCCTCGCCGTTGCAAATCCACAGGAACGCCCCGCCAGAGGTGGTGATATTGCTCCACTGGAACTGGGCATTGCTCAGACTGGTGATAACCGCCGAGCCAACCGCCCCGGCAGATGTCACGTCGTAAACCGCTGCGCCGGATGCTGCGAACATCGTATTCGCGGTGCCGGAATTATAAACCATCAGGCTTTGAACGGTGCTTGGAAGCCCCGTCACATGATCGTCGTAACCGTTGCGGACCTGAACATGAGACCGAGCCGGGAAGAAATTATCGAGCCTGATCGCATCCGTTGGCGGCAATAAATCCACAGAATCACGCGTATTCAACCCCCCGATTGGGGCTGGAATTGTGGCGTTAGCGCCAGTTATGCGAAGAGGCGATGTACCCATTACGCCAACATTCCCATTCTTCGAAGCCGCTCCTCTGCTGCGGCTGCATTGGCCTCTAGACGGGCCAATATTTCGGGCGATACCTCGCCTGCCACCTCTTTCCCGCCTTGCGGGACCTCGCCTGAACCAATCACACCCGGGGAACCCCCCGCATAAGGGACAGGTTCAGGCTGCGGTGGAACAAACGGGGGATCAAATCCACCCTCCGGCAATCCAGCCATCGAACGTGAGAGCGCGCCGGAATCCGCTACAACAGGATCACCGCTTCCTACGCCCCCCAAAACATCTCCTAATCTTTGTACCCCCGCTGTAAGTGCCCTACCTACCGGCGCGAAGCCCTGGCCTGCAAGATCCGCCGCCAGCCGACCCGGAGCGGCGAAAAAGTCGGCCACTTGACCAATTTCAGGGATTTCCTCCCTAATTCCACGCATTGCCCTAGCTCCCAAGGTTGGGTAGCCAGCAAGCATAGATGCGGCTCCTATAGCCGGATTCGCCATGCCGATCAGACTGCCCATTACCGACGGGAACCATCCCATGTGGTATCCCGCCGGAACCGATACGTCTGACGATGGATCGTTTATGGCATATCCACCGGACTCTGACTGTTGGTTAACATCATAGGATTGTTGTGCCGTAGCACCCTGACCGGACAACATCGCAGCCGGTGAATATTGGCCAGTACCGTAATCGCTAATCGGTCGAGAAAATAAAGCCTGATTCTCTTCGTCCGCTCGCGTTTCATAATCAGGATCAAGCGTCAGCGCTCTAGCATTCAATTCCTGTAGAGTAGAAAGGTTCCAGTCTTCTCTTAGATTATTGTTCCTGTATGCCTCCACAGCCTCTACCGCCGCCTCATGCTGACCGATTCGGTCGGCCAGCCCATACTGGGCCATTGTCTCGTGGAATCCCCCGGCCCAACCTGCTGGGGTTGGGGATGGGGCAGGCGGCGCAGCTGGCGCTGTCGCTTGAACCGTGGCTAATGCGGCAGCCAAAGGCCCGAACTCAGCAGTCGTAGCCACACCAGACGGACCAGACCATGCTTGTTCGCCCACATCTTCTATAAATGCAGGCAGTCCGTTCGCCATATACTGGCCGCCGCCCGGAGCAACGCCGCCGCCTTGCGAGCGCAGCATCGCAGCCTCTCTGGGGTTGATATAGGCGGCAAAATGGTCCCGTGGCGCTTTCCTGTTCAGCGCATTCGAGAGCAGTTCGCCGTAGAGATCTCGCGCCATTGGCTAGGCCGTCTTGGCACCGCCGGGAAGCGTCGCACTGCCTGAAGCGGCGTAGTTATCCGTCGCGGATGCCGCATTGAACGTGCCCGGATTGACCTTGGCCTTGTCCGCCGCTGCATGCCCCGGCCCAGTAATGGAAAACGGACTCCCTCCAGCAGAGGTCGTCGCTTTGGGGTTGGCTTTCATGCTGCTGTTCCCCTTTTTCGAATACGCCATACCACCAAAATTCGGCATCATTTCTCTCCTTCAGTTAAACGCCGCCATAACTTCCTTCTGGCTCGTTAAGCGCCAGAATTGCCCGACTCGGACCCCCCATTCGTACGATGGGACTGGCTCCGTCGTGACCGGAATATTCCGACACTCGATTCTGGTAATCAACGAACTGTTGGTCGTAAGGTAGGCCCTTGAGCTTGAGGAATCGCCAGACCACGCCCAAAATCACCAGTTCTTCTTCCAAAACTGTCGTTTGCGAGTCAGCGGTGAACTTATCGGCATTGGCCGTCGTCCCGCCCGATGTATCCACCCAATCCGTGGATACGTACTCGAATTTGACCGATTCTCCCGCCGTAGGAGTCGGGTGCATCAGTAAATTACCGCCCCGAATCCTGAAATAATTTGTAATACCTCCGCTCACGACCGCGAGTATCCGCTGCCACTCCGAATCGGTAATCGGGCCGAAATACCGCCGATTCGTGGTGCGATTC